CGGCCAGCGTCTCGCGGTCCACGTTCCGGCAGTGGTACATGGAGCGCGGGTTGCCGTAGAACCCCTCCAGCTCGTCTACCCACAGCTCATGGGTGAGCGTCCGCTCCATACACACTCGCCCGTCTCGCTCGAAGCCGTGAACCGCGCCGGACCCCCACACGCAGCCGTCGCGCATGGCCTCAGCGCCCTTCACGTAAGCCTTCTGCTCGAAGAACAGCCCCTCCACGAACTTGTTGAGCTTCTTCGCGCGGCGCTGCTGCTTGTAGTCGCCGCCGCTAGTCAGGAACATCGGCTTGGGGCGATGCTTGGTCGTCTTGCTCAGGATCGTGTCGATGGCGCTCTGCACCACGTTGAAGCTGATCCGCTCTCGGAGCGACGGGTGGAGGACCTGGAGCTTGCTGAACGACATCCCGTTGGGCCCCATCATCGTCTGGTTGCCGTAGAGGCGGGACGAGATGAGGATCTGCTTGAGGCGGAGGTCCTGCTGCTTCGCCAGCACTTCCAGCGTCGCCGCGACTGCTCGAGCGCGCTCCACGTCCTCGAGCAGCCACCACTGGCCCTTGCTCTGGGCCTCGGTCTTGGGACTCGGCGTGCCCTTCTCGTGGAACTGTCGATAGTCAAGGCTCACGGGGCTTACTCCTCAGGAGTGGGGGCGCACACGCTGACGGGGCACCCCAGGAGGCAGCCGCAGTCGCTGTGCTCGGAAGCGTCGTGGCCGCAGCGGCAAACGACGGGGACTTCGTCCTCACTCGCTGGGAGGGCGGCGGGCAGCGGGGACGGAGCAACCTCCACCGTCATGTCCCGCCACACCAGCTTGCGGATTCCAGGGTACTTTAGCACGAGTTGAAGCACGCGCTCCAGTTCACCGATGTTCTCGACGTTCATAGCAGCCACTCCTCCTCGCGGTCCTGGCGCTCTCGGTCAGCCAGCCGCTCGATTGCTTCCTCTTCCATCTTCCGCGCCTCTGCGTCGTACCCCTCGCGTGAGCCCACCTTGGGCGCAGCAGCCTGGCGCGAGAACAGGAACGGGAGGCAGTAGCGCCACGCGTACAGCGCCGCGTCCGCCGCGTGGTTCTTGCAGCCGGGGTGCTCCACGCGCTTCTTGTCCTTCACGCGGGTGAGCGCCCGCTCGTCCCACACGAGCTGCTCGTACTCCGACTTGAGCGGCTCGGACTTGGGGCTGAGCTTGATGAGGCCCCGCGCGAAGTCCGCGTTCATCAGGTCGATGTAGTCCGCCTTCGCCTGCTTCTCCGCGGTGCGGAGCGGGAGGCCGTGGCGCTTGCGGATCTCCTCGACGCCCTGCTTGTTCGCGCCGTCCACGACGAGGGACTCGTAGTCGTAGATGGAGAGCAGGCGCTTGATGCGGGTCGCCACGTCGGTGAGGTCAAGCTTGGCTTCCTTCTCCACATCCTCCAGGTAGAGCACGGGGTCCGTGTCGTGGTACGCGGCGGTCACGAACGAAGTCTCGTCGTTGTAGCCCAAGTCCACGCCAAGCACTCGGTGCCACGAACCCTTGGTGCTCTCGTAGTCGGGAAGCTCGCTGTAGTCGTTGACCCCCGGGACGTAGCGGTAGACCTTCATGCTGTCGTCTGTGGTCCACATCCCTAGGTACATCTGCTTGAACCAGGGTGTTTCAGCCACGCGCGGGTTCGCCTTCACCAGCGCTTCGATCTCCTCGGCCCACTTCTCGGCCATGTGCGGGTTCTCGGCCGCGGTCCACCTGTAGCCCGTCCAACCGCGCGTCTCCCACGTCCCCGGCGTCGTCGGGTCCTGCCCCTGCGTCAGCTCGTAGAACAGCCCGTTCTTGTAGTTCGACGGCGTGGAGATGAGCACGATGGTTCCGCGGTAGTCTGCGACGGCGGGCTTGAGCGTCTTGTACACCAGGTCCGTCAGGTCCGTGGTAAACGCTGCGGCCTCGTCCACGACCACGAGAGCGAACTTGCGGCCCAGCAGCTTGGACTTCTCGTCGTCGCTTGAGTCCGCGCCAAGCAAATAGATGACGCTGCCGTTCGGCAGCTCGCACGTCAGAGCGTTCTCTCGGAACACACAGCCGAGGTTGTGTTCCTTGTCGATCCGCTTCAGGACCTCCCGCCACATGATGCCGCGCGCAGACTCACGGGTGAGGGCGAGGTACAGCACTGAGCAGTTCGGCGTCTTCCGCGCGACCTTGAACAGGTAGACCCCCGCTCCGTAGGACTTCCCGGCGCGGCGAGTGCAGAGGCCCACCTTGAGGCGGGCGGGGTCGTTGATGAAGTCGCACTGGTGCTTGAACCCCAGGTCCATGAACGTGTCCGCGCCGCGGCGCTGGAGCTCAGCGCGCAGAAGGGCGATCTTCGCCTTGTCGGCGTCGGACAGGGCCACGGCTACTCCTCTTTCTTCTCGGCGGCGGCGAGCGCGGCCAGGTTCTTGATCTGCGCGGCGATCTCCTCGTCGCTCAGCGTCTCGAACCCCGTCAGCTTGATCTCGGACTTCTCCACGGCGTCGAGGCCCAGCAGCTTGGACTTCCGGTCCATGATCTTCAGGATCGAGTCCACCACTCTCGGATCGTCGCGCCGAGGCCACAGCTTCTCGAGCACGCCGTCGAGCCGGTAGACCTCCATCAACCGGATCTCCTCCACGGCCCCCTGCATCTCGCGCACGTAGGTCCGCAGGCACCGCTCGATGGTTGACTTCACCACCTCGAGCGTGAGGCCCGTCTCAGACGCAATCTCCGAGACGGACCGACCCGCGCGCCGAGCCTCCAGGATCTCCAGGTCGGCCAGCTCCCCATCCGTCAGGCGCATCTCTCCGCGCTTCGCCAGCGCAGCGAGCTTGATCTTCACCTTCTTGCCGATGGTCTTGGCCGGCCCCTCGTCCACAGGCGTAGCAGTGCCCGACTCGACCGCAGAGCGCAGTGCTTCGCGCTCCGCCATCGCAGCGTCCTGCTCCTCGAGCAGCTTGCCCAGAGGACCTGTGACCTTGGTGCTCACCGCCGGAACTTCGCCAGCTTCGGATCAGCGGCCGTGACAGGCGCGACCTTCGGGTCAGCCGCCAAGACGGGGGCAGGCTCCGGGGTGGCCACTGAGGGCGGCGGCGCAGCCGGCACCTCGGGCGGGGCGGGGACCACCAGCTTCCCGGTGGCGGTGGTGTGCGCCGGGAGCTTGCTGCCTGGCACTTCGTGCTCGGGGTAGAGCTTGATGTGCGCGATCAGGCCCATCGGCACGAGGTACTCGTTGTAGTCCGTGCCGCAGAACCGGCCGCAGGCCAGCACGCCTCCCAGGTCCGGGCGCAGGGTCAGCGTGCAGTCGGTGCGCTGCTCGTCCAGCGTCGAGCCGTGGGGGCCGATCTGCATCGAGGCCACCGTGCGGATGCTCTTGACTTTCTTGAAGTCCATCGGGTCACTCCTTCGCCAACTCGGGCTTGAAGACCAAGCCCGGAAAGTTCTTCAGTTTCAACGACTTGGTGAGGTGGCTCGCATAGCAGTTGTTCGGGTGCAAGTCCTTGAACAGCAGGCGCATGACGCCCATCCCCCGCCAGGGGCCTTTCGTGTAGCAGAAGTGGATGATAGGCTTGTCCACCGTAGACGACAGCTCAACCACCAAGTACCCCAGGATCACGGAGGGGTCGTCGGGCAAGCAGGCGATGAGCGTAGCAGACCTGTGGAGGAGGGCATTGACGACGTGCGTGGCCTTGGTATACAGTTCGCGCTCAGAGAGTTCAGAGCGGGGTCGCACACCGCACCGAATGATCTGGCGCTTCCACGTCGCGTGTATGAACGCGAGGTCGGCGTCGCTGGCCGCTCGTACACAGAGTTCCATCGGAGTACAGTGTAGTCGGTCCCGTCCAGCAAATGCAAGGTGGCCAGATGCTCGACCGTAGCGCTCTGATCGCAGACACCGCCCGAGAGCTCCGTCTCGAGGAGCCGCAGGCCGAGCGCATCCTGGAGTCCTTCGCGCTCGACGTGCTCTGCACTCAGGACTTGACCTACCGCGAGGTCATCGAAGCAGTCCGCCCCCTCGTGCCTCCTCCCAAGCCCTCGAAGCCAGCGCCTCTCCCCAAGCAGGACCTGAACGAGCAGGTCTCCGCCGTCGCCAAGGACATGCTCGCTGACGGGTGGGTGGTGGTGTCGGCGCAGGACATCACCGTGAAGCTCAAGGGGGCCACGAAGGCGGGCGTGGCCCATGCGCTGAGGCTCGCTGGCTACAAGCCGTGCAACGACGGGAAGCCTGTGCGCGGGCACCTGGGCCTTGTCAGGCTCTGGGCCCTCACGCCGGCAATGGAGAAGGCGACCATAGACGAACTACGCAGTGCCTACTTGAAGTGCTCAGGAGGTGAACCATGAAGCGCGCAGTGGCTATCGCGATGTACGAGAGGGACGGGCTGGCGTACCAGATCGACGCATCCCAGTGGGACCACTCTCGGCGCTGGCTCCGACACCAGGTCCACACTCTGCTCACCTGGGGCGACTTCATCTCGTGGACCCGCGGCTACAAGCCCCCCACCTCCCGGGGCGGCAAGGGTGGGCGCTTGGGGCGCCGCACGCTTCCGGTGAGCCGAGCGCTCGCTGCCTACGGCTACAAGAACGCCTGGATGGCGACCGACGACCCGCGCTACGGGCACAGTGCTGAGTGCGTGGCAGCCATCCGCGCCTACGAGAGCCGAGGACTCACTGCGGAGGAGCGGCTCGAGCGGGAGGAGGACCGCGGCGAAGGGTACGGGACTCACTACTACGGGGGAGGGTGCTAGTGCGTACCGTCACCCAGTCCGTGACCCTCGTCGCGGCGACCCCGCGGGCCGAGCACGTCATCGAGCGCGCCGCGCGCAAGTGCTACCTGCTCGACACCACGGGGTCCGCAGACTTCCTGAGGATGCTGGCCCGCCGCGGCCACTGGGGGCCCTTCGAGCAAAGCTCCATGATCCTCGACATCGTGACCGACATCGGCGTCGGCCGCGAGCTGACGCGCCACCGGGTCGGGATGAGCTTCTGCCAGGAGAGCACCCGCTACTGCGACTACAGCAAGGAGCGGCTCGGCGGCTCGCTCACGTTCGTGAAGCCCCCGGGCCTCAACGGGGAGGACACCCTCTGGGAGTTGAGCTGCCGCGCTGCCGAGGACGGGTACTTCGACCTCCGCGGTCTGGGCATCGCCCCGGAGATCGCCCGGAGCGTCCTGCCGCTCTGCCTCAAGACCGAGATCCAAGCAGCAGGTACTCTGCGGGCGTGGATGCACTTCCTCGAGCTACGCCTGGCGGCAGGGGCACACCCGCAGATGCGCGAACTCGCCGGCATGGTGCTGGAGAGACTGCGCGAGGTCGCACCACTTTGCGCTCAGATCGTGGAGGAGAAGCCGTGAAGATCATCGAACTCACTACCCCGGCCTGCGCGTACTGCAAGTCGCAGAAGGTCATCCTGGAGCAGGTCGGCAAGGAGCGCGGCGTCGAGGTCCAGGTCCTCGACATCACGGACTCAGCACTCGGGCAGCGGTACGCGGAGCAGTGCCGAGTCACGACGGTCCCGTACCTGGTCTTCACGTCTGACGGAGGGTTGGTGGTCTACGGGTCTGGCGGGTTCCGGTCTCGGGAAGCGGTGCTCAGGGCTTT